CTTACGAGCCATAAACATTTCAAATTCACTGTAATCTTCGTCATACTCGTTGTTGAGGTCATATATTTTTTTGAGCGTAATAATTTTTACATCGTTTTCTTTAAGAACGTCAAAGATTTTTTCACTGTCTGCGGCACTTCCACGCCCTAAACGGTCAAGGTCAATACATAATACCGCATCATATATGTGCGAGGGAATAGCGTCAAGCAGTTTCAGCATTTCCGTTCTGTTGTATAACATTCCTCCGCTTATCACTTCTTCAAATATGTCAATGACCGTTAAATTATTGTCCTTTGCATAAGAAAGAAGAATTTCTTTGTGACGTTCAAGCGTTTCAAGCGGATTGTTTTCGTCCGCTCTCGATTTTCGTAAATACATGGCTACATTCATCGTAAATCTTCCTTTCTTGTGTTATATTTCAACTCACACGCTCCGTGGGGAGCGTGACACATGTGTATAAATGCACTTTATTCTGTTTCCTCTGCCTGTTGGAGCAGGCAGGGAAATTTTTTTATTTAAGCTGCGGTATCAATATAATCAATAACTGTTACGGTTAAGGTGCTTGAAAAAGTTTTCACGCTATCAAGAATTTTTTCAAGGGTTTCAACTGTTTCATTAGAAAAATATTCTTCTCCGCATTGTGTACATTTTTCGCAAGGTACATTTTTAATCACAACAACGAAATTATCAATTTTTTCAATATATTCTGTTGTTGTCTGTTCTGCATTGCCTCGGCAAAAGAAACAAGTCATATTATTTCACTCTCCTTGTTTTAAAATCATTTTCCCATTTATCCGGTTCGGGATAGTATGCGGTTACAGCATACAAATATTCTTCATCATAGCCTGTTACATTATGCAACGGCATTTGTTTAAGACTTTGACCGCAAATTAAACAACTTGGAAGTCTTGCTGACTGTGGATAGTGTTCGATTATTTCGCCTGTGAAAATACTGTTTTTGTAATCATCTTTAGATATATTACGTTCACGCAAACGCTTAAATGCGTGAAGTGACCATTTTATTTGGTCTGATTCACATCGTTTTCGCACTTCTTCAATATCTATTTCTTTCATTTGTATCCCTCCTTTGAATATTCATTGCGATTTTGTCAACGTCAACAAAATCGTCAAAAATATAATTTTGAATTTGATTTATTAAAAATCGGTTATTTTGATAAATTAATTACGATTTTGATACATTTTATATATAAAAACCTCTTTAATACTCTGAATTTTTCAAATAGTCCATATGTCTGCGGTAACGTCTTGGGACGTTAATAGGCACGTCATAACCGATTTGTTTCAGAAATTCGGTTATAGCATCAACACCGTCATTAAAAAATTCTGTTATACGTTTTTCTTTATTAGCTATATTTTTATAATTAGGTGGGCATACAAAGGTCCAATCGGCACCCTCGTTATCAAAAATAATTCTGAAATATTCATCTATATTGTATTTGTCAAGAGCCTTTGCCAACAACAAGTGATGTTCACAACCCTCATCAAGCAATGAAACAACAGCGTGTGAGCGGTCGTGTGCAATTACTGCCATTAAAGGCTCACTGTCGTGATTGATAAACTCTGTTTTGGTTTCATCACTGCCGTAATATTTTATTATTTCCAATATCATCACTTCCTTGTTTTATTTTTATAAATTTGAATAAACATCAAAATCCGACCCTACACTCAACAACTTTTCCAACTATTTCAACACTATCTTGTTTTAAATCATAGATTTGTGTTTGATGTTCGGGGTTATAAGATTGAGGCATAAGCATAACAATATTTTTCTCTTGCTTAAAGCGCTTTATCGTAAAAGTGTCATGATTAATGCGAACAGCGGCGATTTCGCCGTTTTCAACTGTTGGTTGTACGCGAACAGTTACAAGACTTCCGTCGGGAATGTTTGCGGCGGTCATACTATCGCCCTTTACTTTTAAAGCAAAATATTTACCACCATGATTTAATTCTGTATAAGTATATCCCTCATAATTTTCTTCCGAAAATATCGGTAATCCTGCCGCAATATCCCCTAAGATAGGTATTCTGTGCATTACAGGGTTATACGGAACAGCTCCCTCGGGCAAAGTGGTTGGATATTCACCAGTAATTAATGTTACGGGATTAATATTTAAAATCTTTGCTAAGGCTGATATTTTATCTCTTTTCATATTAGATATAAAACCATTTTCCCATTTTTGAACGGTGCTTTTACTAACACCAACGGCATTGCCGATTTCTTCAAGGGTTAAATTAAGTTCCAAACGTCTATTTCTTATAATAGTTCCTATATCCAATGTCAACACCTCTTTTCTATAAATACATATTATCATAATGGTTTCAAAAAAGCAACTATTTTTTCAAAAAAGTTTAATAAAGTTTCCTAAAGGGGTTGACAATAATTAATTTGTGTGCTATTATAAAAGTATCCTAAAGGAAACAAGAAAGGGGGTCATTAAATGAATACAGATGATTTGAATGCAGAGATAGCAAGAAATGGCTTAACAAAGCCACAACTTGCAAAGAAAATCGGTGTATCAAAGAAATGCTTGTATAGTAGGCTAAAAGGGGAAACGAGCTTTAAGCAAGAAGAAATTCAAAAGATTGCGTCAATTCTTGGACTAAATGAAGAAAAAATAATGAATATTTTTTTTGCAGAATTAGTATCGTAAAGGAAACTTAAGTAACACGGGTCATATTAGAAAGGAAAAAGAAGTATGGAAGAATTAAAGGTATTTGAAAATGCAGAGTTTGGCTCTGTAAGAACAACAACAGTAAACGGAGAGATTATGTTTGTCGGTAAGGATGTAGCGGAAATCCTCGGATACAGCAATCCAAGAAAGGCTATTATAGACCATATTGATGAAGAAGATAAGGGGGTAACGAAATGTGACACCCTTGGAGGAAAACAAGATTTGACAATGATTAATGAATCAGGTTTGTACAGTCTTATCTTATCAAGCAAAATGCCGAATGCGAAGAAGTTTAAGCATTGGGTTACGGCTGATGTATTACCGGCGATACGCAAAACAGGAATGTATGCGACCGGAGAACTATTGGAAAATCCTGATTTGGCTATACAGGCGTTTACGGCATTAAAATTGGAACGAGAAAAAAATAAGAAACTAAACACTACTGTTAAAGTTCAAGAACAGCAGATTATGGAACTTCAACCAAAGGCGTCATATTATGATTTAGTTTTAAATTGTCCCGATTTATTATCAGTCACTGTCATAGCAAAGGATTACGGTAAGTCGGCAAAATGGTTAAACAATTTCTTAAAAGAACACAAGATACAATTTAAACAAGGTAAAATATGGCTACTGTACAAAGAATATGCGGAGCAAGGCTATACAAGCACAAAGACACACACTGTAAACGGAAATGACGGCAAACAACATTCTAAAGTAAATACATATTGGACACAAAAAGGCAGATTGTTTATTTATGCATTGTTAAAGAGCGAGGGTATACTTCCGATAATGGAACAGGAGCAGATCGCTTAGTACAAAGTAATAGGACAAAAAATGAAATACATAGATTAAAGCAGGAGGTGGAAATCATGGAGGCGGAAAAGACCAAAAAGGCAAGAAAGCCGAGAAAGCAACCTAAAGTACACGTTGAAGTGGTAGGCAGTTGGCAAGACAGACCTGCTTATGAACGTTTTCAGCATTGGAAACCTCATATAGAAAATATGTATCATATGCTTGGGTACGGTGATGTAACGGTTGAGCCGTCGCAGGAAATGATTGACGAGTACAATGCTATTCAAGCAAACAAAGAAAAAGGAGCTTAATGCTCCGACGATAGGACAAGCTCACAGGATAAAGAGAGGTAAAACAAATGAACACAATAGGAATTGCACTGATTAGTTTCGGTATCGGACTAATCATAAGTTGGAAATTGGCAGAAAGGGACATAAAAAATGCTAAAAAGAAAACCAAAAACAGAGAATGAGAAAACGGAAGAATATTTTCACAGAGAAGTATTTCCGATGATTAACGCATTCGCCAAGGAGTGCAGAGGACACGCAAAACAGAAAATAACGGTGAAAGGAATATTTTCAAATGAACAAATATGTAGTAATGACGGGCAGAGATGATGTTGTGGTTTTAAACGCTGATGACAACAAGTCGGTTAAGGCATACATAGCAAAAGGATATGGGATAACAAATCGTATCAAGTCAAAGCACCCGCTTGAAATGAGTGTTGCAAAGATTATCAGTGGAGATAATTAAACGGCTATGACAAAATACGAATTTGACGATTGGGCGTGCATAGACGATGACTTTGCTTGTCGTGATGACGACTTCGCCTGTATTGATGATGATTGGGCGTGCATAGATGATGATGACGCAGTATGCGACGATGAACGCGACGGACTTACGGAAGAAGAAGCCGACGCATACGAAAAGGAAAAAGCGTGGTATGACCTATTCAAAGAGGTATTGCAGTTCCCGTACAGTTACGGATTATCTTGGGAAATAGTTTCGGCATACAGACAGCCTATAAAATATCAGAATTAGGAGGTGAGAAGTGTGGCAGATGAGAAAACGGCGGAAATGCTGAAATTGTATAGCGATTTAACACCGAATGAAAAGCATTTGGTAGGTGCTTTCGTAAATGCGATGATACTTAGTCGCAATAAAAATGACCGTCAGAGCGGCAACTCAATAACGGTCAAATAACAAAAGCACATAGATTATTAATCTATGTCAACATTATACCACAGAAAGGAACGAAAATCAATGATAAAGATAAATGAATTACAGCTTGAAAATGTCAAGCGAATAAAGGCGGTAAAACTTGAGCCGGCACAGAATGGTTTAACGGTTATCGGAGGAAAGAACGGACAAGGTAAAACTTCTGTCATAGACAGTATAGCGTGGGCGTTGGGCGGTGACAAATACCGTCCGTCACAACCACAGCGTGACGGTTCGGTCATTCCGCCTATTCTTCATATTGAATTGTCAAACGGTTTAATTGTAGAACGTAAAGGCAAGAACAGTGCATTGAAAGTAATAGATCCGAACGGTAACAAAGGCGGTCAACAGCTTTTGAATGAGTTTATTGAACAATTTGCACTGGACTTGCCGAAATTTATGCAAGGCACATCAAAGGAAAAAGCCGAGATACTGCTTCAAGTAATCGGTGTCGGAGAGCAGTTATATGAAATTGAAAACAGAGAAAAACAACTTTACAACGAACGTACCGCAATCGGAAGAATAGCAGACCAAAAGAAGAAGTTTGCGGAAGAAATAGTCGATTATCCCGAAGCACCGAAAGAACTTATTTCAATCTCGGAACTTATCCTAAAGCAACAGGAAATACTTGCAAAAAACGGCGAAAACCAACGTAAACGTGAAAAAGCACAATCACTTTTAAAGCGTTCCGAAGAACTAAAAGCACAGATTACAAATCTTCAATCACAACTTGATGTTGTACTTTCGGATCTTGAAATTGCACAAAAATCGGCACTTGATTTGCACGACGAATCAACCGAAGAACTTGAACAGAACATCAAGAACATTGAGCAGATAAACATTAAAGTTCGTGCCAATATGGATAAAGACAAAGCCGAAGAAGAAGCGAAAGAATACAAGGACAAGTATGACGAGCTTACCACAGCTATTAGTAACGTTCGTAAAGAAAAGACGAATTTATTGAAGAATGCAAATCTGCCACTTGATGGATTGTCGGTTGAGGACGGCGAGCTTACATACAAAGGCTTTAAGTGGGATAACATGAGCGGTGCGGAGCAGATGAAAGTATCAACGGCTATTGTCAGAAAGCTCAATCCCGATTGTGGTTTTGTACTTCTTGATAAGTTGGAGCAAATGGATACCGACACATTAAAAGAGTTCGGCGAATGGCTTGAAAAAGAGGGATTGCAGGCAATAGCCACAAGAGTAGGTACAGGTGAAGAATGCAGTATCATCATTGAGGACGGATATTCAAGTGAATTAAGCACAGCAACACCTACTGCGACAAAAACTTGGAAAGAGGGAGAATTTTAATGGATATTACAAGCGGAAAAATCGAATCGGCACAAAAAGTAATCATATACGGCCCTGAGGGAATAGGCAAATCAACGTTTGCGTCGAAGTTCCCAAGTCCTCTGTTTTCGGATACAGAGGGCAGTACAAAACATATGGACGTAAGACGTTTGCCTAAGCCTACCTCTTGGACATTGCTAAAAGAGGAAGTAGCATATGTCAAAGCAAATCCGACTGTATGCAAAACATACATTATAGACTTTTGACTGGGCGGAAAGACTTTGCATTGCAAAGATATGCGCAGATAATAACAAAAAAAGTATTGAGGATTTCGGATACGGTTCGGGGTATGTGTACGAATTAGAGGAGATAGGCAGATTTTTAAATTCACTTGATGAATTGATTGAATTGGGTATCAATGTCGTTTTAACGGCTCACGCACAGTTGCGTAAATTTGAACAGCCGGACGAAATGGGAGCATATGATCGTTGGGAGTTGAAACTCGGCAAAAAAACAAGCTCACAGATTTCACCTATTTTGAAAGAGTGGGCGGATATGATTTTATTTGTCAATTATAAAATATTTTCGGTTGCGACAGATGACAAAGGAACAAAACATAAGGCACAGGGCGGTACAAGAACAATGTACACCACGCATCACCCTTGTTGGGACGCAAAGAACCGTCATAATCTTCCGGACGAAATGCCGTTTGAATATGAACGAATTGCACATTGTTTTAAAGATAATGCACCGACACAAGCGGTTACACCGACAGTCACACCACATATAGAGCCGACTGTTTCACAGGTAGTCACACCACCACAAAAAACGACAGTTGCACCGCCTGCACCGCCGATTGACAACAACGTATCAGACGAAAGAAAAGAATTTGATACACCGGCACAATCGTTTGATATGCCGAACGGAAATATACCGAAAGCATTGTCGGATTTAATGCAGATTAATAAGGTAACAGACGCAGAAATCAGACAGGCAGTTGCGTATAAAGGATATTATCCCGAAGATACACCGATAGAAAATTACGACGCTGATTTTATCAACGGTGTATTGGTAGGAGCATGGAATCAAGTATTTGAGATTATAAAGAAAATGAGAAATGAGAATGTATTTCAAGGAGGTAACGAATAATGGCAGAAGAAAGAGAATTTGGTTGGGATGATGAAATAGAAAACGACAATGAGTTTCAAATATTGCCCGACGGTGATTATAATTTTACGGTAACAGGCTTTGAGCGTGGCAGACATCAAGGAAGTGCTAAACTTCCGCCGTGCAATAAAGCGATTATAACATTAAACGTTGCGGACGGCAAAGGTAACCAAGGTACGATTAAACACAACCTGTTTTTACATACAAAAACAGAGGGAATGCTTTGTGCATTTTTTACCGCAATAGGACAGAGAAAGCATGGCGAAAAGTGCCGTATGAATTGGAGTGCGGTTGTCGGAGCAACAGGCAGATGTAAAATCGGTATACATGAATATACAAGCACTAAAACAGGTGAAGTCTTAAAATCCAATGAAATCAAAAAATTCTATGAGCCGACAGGAACACAAGCCGAACCAACGCAATCACCTGCGTCGTCATTTACTCC